ACGAAAAACTTGAGTAGTTATTAAACGAGTTTGATAGCCACCAATATATGACCAAAATGTTAATTGGTCACTCGTGTTAAAATTTATATCAGAAGTATTATTAGCATCAGCACCACTTCCAAACATATACTGGTCTGTACCTAAGTTACCCCTTTTGAACCAAAAACTTAATGACCATTTATCTACATTACCACCAGCACCATGAGTTCTTTGCATATATGGAGAATCACTAGGATTAAACCTAATTGATTGGTCTATAGAGTATGTAGCACCACCACTAGACTGTGCACCTGCTCCTGCTAATAAATTATTTTGAAATACTGCCATTAAGCTGTCCTTGTTTTTGTCTTTCTTTTTTGTTGTTCAATAAATTTTCTATAAACTAATGCTGCCTTATTTTTACCTGCAACTTTTGCTCTTTGTTCCATTGCAATTGCTGCTTGTGTTTTATGATTATGTTTACGTCTTGAGTTTTTTATTTTTCTCACTGACCTTTGAGCATCTGCTACTGTTGCAAATTTTAAACCATGTATTGTACCTTTTGGGTCTTCATCAGTATATAAGTCTGAATGTTTTTTACTCTTAGCAGGTTGACCTTTTTTTCTAGGTATTCTTTTAACCACTAAGCTGTACTCACATTCAATGTGGCTACTGCATGTACGTTTGTTGACGTAAACGTAATGTAGTCAATTCTGTCACATGCACTTGCACCTGTTGATAATGTTGGAGCAGTCCCTCCAGGAAACTTATAATTAGTTCCATATGATAAAGTTCTACCACCAGTTCCATCTTGTATTACAAATATACTTCCTGTTTGTCCAGGAACACAATTTGTAGGATTATCTATTGTTCTATTACCTGCTAATTGTACTGCAAAGTTTTGACCTGCATTAAAGTCAACTGATATATTTGCACCATCACTTAAACTTACAATGTCAGCTACTGCAGCTTTTGCAATTCTTACATCTTTACCTAATAGAGCATCTACATCTACACCTACTCCACTACATATAACATCAGTTGCTGAAAGTATTCCAGTTAATGCACCACCTGCTAGTGGTAATCTTGTTCCAATACTTGTTGCTAATGCTGCTGAAGTTGCAATTACTCTTGCAAGATTTACTGAAGTTAGAACTGAAACTGCAGCTATTGCAGTATTTGAATTTGCTATAGAGGTTGCAAGAGTTGATGAAACATTTCCTACAACTGTATTGATTGAAGTAATAGCATCTAAATTTGTTTTTGTAAGTATAGAAACTGCACCTATTACTGTGTTTACTGAAGTTATAGCTGCTACATTTGTAGCTATATCAGCTTTGTTAACTGAAGTTAAAACTGATACTGCAGCTATATTTGTATTTGAATTACCTATTGAAGTTGCAAGTGCTGCAGATACTGTAGCTAATTCAGCAGATGTTGCATAGTTACCACCATCACCTATAATACCATTGATAGATGTAATAGCTGCTGTATTAACAGATGTTAACGCAGATACTGCAGCTACAACTGTATTTACAGAAGTTATAGCTGCTACATTTGTAGCTATATCAGCTTTATTAACAGAAGTTAATGCTGATACTGCAGCCACATTAGCTGCTGTTGGAACTGCTACACCACCTACATAAACATTTGTTCCTGCAAAAACATTAGCTGCAGATACATCACCTGTAAATACTGCTGATGCTCCACTAATAGGAACTGAAAAAGTTGCTGCTCCCTGTGGAACAACTAAACCTGTTGAAACTGAAACTGTACCAAAAGATTGATTAGGATTAACATTTAATGTACCACTTGTATTTACAGTTGTTGATGTTGCACCATTAACAGTTGCATTAAGACCTGTTCCTGCAACTACTGCATTTACTGTACCACCTTCAGCAGAAGGAACATTTGTTAAACCTGAACCATCACCTACAAAAAATCCTGCTGATACTGTACTTACTATTGTCGCATTATTACCTTTTAATAAAGTAGCACTTACAGTAGCTGCATTAAAATCAGTAACACTCATTGAGGAAACTGTCATAGTTCCTGTAACATTTAATGTATTAGCTGAAACTGCTGAAGCAGCAAAACTTTGAATATTACCTATTGTACTTGTTAACGCAATACCTGTATTACTTGCAACACCATCTGGATTTGCTAATGCAATACCATTACCTGCAGAAAAAGTTCTTTTATAAACATTAGTTCCTGATACAACTACATAACCTTGACCACCTGATATATCTGCAATTGCATTTAAAGATGAAACAGTTGCAGTTAGATTTACACCACCTATTGCAAAAGTACCATTAACATTTAATGTAGAGTTGTTAAGTTGTAAAGGTGAGTCTGCATTGTCACCTGACTGAATAGTCCTTAGAGTTGTAGTAATTCCTTCATTAGCTGAAGTCTTTACTTGCATTAGTCGTTTATACGAATTTGATATTTCTTGTCCAGTTAAATCAGGCATCTAAATTACTCACTATATTCCAATCTTGGGTAGTTGCTTCCCAGTTAGTATTTTGATTTTCCCAAGTTGTAAAAGCTTCGCTTCGTGTAGGTCTTGGGTTTCTAATCGTCTCATCATCTTTTACATCTGGTGCTCTATTTTGTGGATGATTCTTTTCATCATAAGCACCATCAAAATCAGTAGGGCAAACTAATAAGCCATAAGAGTTTAACTTCATAACATTATGAGGATAAACAAATCCACATATGTCACATACTGCTTTGGCTCTTTTTCCTACTGCCATTATATTACACCCATTCTAGGTGTAATGTAAAGTGAAGCACGTTCTTTATCTTCAGTCATTGCAAAGCCAAGTCTTTCTTCGTACTCAGCTTTTAAAAACTTTGCTCTTGCTTCAGTTATTCCTGGTCTTTTTAATGACATATAATATGCTAGACCAGTTGTTAATGCAGGTAAAAATCTTCTAGGCATATCTGCATTTTGTATTGCAGATTTATTTACGTCCTGCATATAATCAATCTTTTCAATTTTTAGTTTATCAGTATTAACATTTGATAATGACCATAGATGTAATTGTACATTATCACCAAATCTTTTTATTGCGTACTGTGAAGGTCTACCTGTTTGTCCTTTGTTAGGAACTTTTAAATATTCCTCAAATGATATACGAGTCATTTCTAAATCTGTGTTATCTCTATTAATAACAACTTGCATTACGTCACTTACATGACTACCTAAACTTACTTGTGATGTACTCGCAGCAATACTCACAATAGTTGTATTTGTTGTCCATAAACAAACACCTCTATTCTGCCAGTCATTTAAAATAAGATTAATTGAACGTCTAGCACTTCTAGGTTCTTCACCAAGAGTTACTTCACCACCAATCATCTCAGTAGCTTCTTGTATAACGTCACCTATTTCTAAGTTAAAGTCATAAGTGCCTGATGTATTGTTAGTTGCCATTTATTTATATCCTTTACCAAATCCTCTCAATGCAGCTCCAGTACCCTTAGGTGCACCAACTCTACCACCAGTTTGTAATTTTTTAACTTTACCACCAGTTTTTCTTGATGTTAATGGTCTTTTATAAGGTTCTTGAAATGCTTCATTACCAGTTTTACTTTTCATAAATGTATCTGCATCTTCAAGTTTTATATTTTTCATTCTAATATTTTTAGCATTAGCAGCTTTTCTTTTTACTACATCTGCGTTATAACCAGGTACATCTTCTATTTTTTGCTTATGTTTAGATATACCTTTTAATATTTTTGTTAGTGTATCTCCTGTATATTTTTCTGCTAATTTTTTAGCTGGTTCAACCATAGCTTCAACAACTAATTTAGGTATACCTTTTCTAACTTTAATTATCTTATTTAATTTATTTATAAGAGATTTTTCTTTTTTAGAAGTTTTTATTTTTTCTGCCATCTGTTTCTCCTTTCAATATTGATTAACCACGTCTGGCTTTTCCATAACCACGATAGCTACGAACTCTTCCACCTTTATTCATTTGAGGCAGACCTTTACCTGCATCAAATACAGGTGTATCACTAGAAGGTTTATCCATACGACCTGTTCTTAATGATTCTTCTAATTTACCTGTTCTAGGATTTTCTGTTATATCTTTAGGTTTAATTACTTTAAAACCACCAAGTGCTTTCATTGCTTCAGGGTCAGCTTTAAGTTTTGAAGGTCTATTTACCATAGTAACGTCACCATCTCTAGCTAATATTCTATCTGAAGGGTCAAAGAGTGGTTCTCTTCTATCTTTCTTAGGTCTTCTTGTAGGTAGTTTTTTATATACTTTGTTAGCTATTTTTTTTAATTCTGTTACAGTTTTATTTGCATATTCAGGAATTGTTTTCATAAACTTAACAACTTCTTTTTGTTTACTTGCAGGTAACTTATTAAATGCTTTACCTACAATTCCTGGAAATTTTGTTTTTATTTTCTTTTCAGCCATTACTTTCTCCTTGTATTTAATGAACCACCCATATATTTATTTACAATTTTTTCAAGTTCTTCTTGTTTTCTATCTAGTTCTCTTTCTTCAGCAGCAGTAAGAACTCCTGAGCCATGTCTTGCTCTTTGTCTATCAGTTCCAGTTCTTCTTTTTTTTAAACTTTTCCTTTGTCTTTTTAATCTTTTTAATTTATTTTCAGGTTTATTATATTCATCAAGTGCCATACTACCAACCAATAGACCCATTCCTAATGGATTACTTCCTGTTGCAGTTCTTAAACCAAATCTTGCAGCTTTACTTAAAGCTTTACGAATAGGATTTTTTTTTAAACTCTCAGGCATTTTTTTAGTTATGTCCAATTTTTTTATTTGGTCTTTAGCTTTACTATATAAACTTTTTTTCTTTTTCTTTACACCAGGTTTACTTATCTGTTGTGGTATTGAACTTCTACTAATTACCATTATAGTTTGTCCTTATATAAACTTTTAATAAATGTAGTACCATCATTTAATCTACCACCTTTAGAATAATTTTTAAACATATCTTTATTTGGATTTTTTCTTTCCATTTCTAAAAATTGTTTAGCTTCACGTGATAATTCAGGTGGGTCTTTATATTTAAATTTTGGTTTTGTAGATGCATCTTCAATTTTAGTTCCAGTTAATCTTGGTTTTATACCTGGTTCATCTAAATCTTTTACAGTTTTAAATATTTTTTTAAACTCATCTGTGTTTTTTAATTTCTTTCTAGCTTCTTCTTTTGATTTAGCTTTAACTATAGTAGAACCTGCTCTTTCAGTATAAGATGCTACCTTATCTGATGCATATTTAGTTGGTCCTTTTAATTTAAAAAAAATTCTATATAAACTCATTAGTTACTCCCATCCACAACTGTGTTATCTGCTCCTGCAGGACTTGCAGGTCTTGTCATATCGTCACGTCTAAATCTTCTTGCTCTGTTTCTTACAGTCTGTATTGAAGTTTGATATCGTTGTTCAAATAAAGGAACAATCTGAAAGTTTTTCATAAAGATATATGACTCTACCATACAGGCATTAAACAATGCATCATAACAAAACTGTGTAAAATAATTATCAGGTGAAGCTGATGTTAATGTTGTTGGTCTAGTTACATGTACTACTTCACCATTACTTGTTGATGAAGGTGTAGGTGCAATCATTATTGTTGTATTATCTTTATGGGCATAATACTTTGGCTCACCTGTTGAAGCTGACACTGACCAATAATCTCTTAAATATTCATCAGTCTTTACTAGTATACTTGTCTTTGCTCCATTAATATCTACATTAAAATTCTTTACTATTCTTGTACCAGTTGGTAAAGTAACAATATTATTACCTTGTGATACTGCTACTGATGTATAGGTTACTAAACCATAATCATCTAATTCATCTGTTAATCTTTCCTCTGCTCTATTAACAATGTTAGGTATTTGGTCTAAGAACTCTTGAGCATCATTCTCAGTTGTATTTACTATCTCTGTTGTTAATGTTGTAAAATTTGCCATCTAACATTTCCACCTTCTACGAGCTGCACAAATTCTTTTCTTTGGAGTTTTCTTACAGCTTATATTATGCATCTTAGCTTGTCCTGCTGAACGAGCACAAAATGATTTTCTTCTCTTTGCTCTTTTCCCTGTAGGTTTTGATTCTGTTACTGCAGTTTTTAATTTAGAACCTGGATTTGCTCTACGATAAGCAGCAACACCCTTCTTTGTCATACCTGCACCTTTGCTAGTAGCTAAGAAATTACCTGACTTAACACTAGTCTTAATTCCCATTCCTTTAGATTTCTTTTTAGCTTTTCTAGCCATTCCATCTATCCAATATAAATTGTAGCATAGACACTTGGAGTTACACTTACTGTAACATCATCTTCACATCTAATACCTTCATCTGCTAAATAAGTATCAAGTGTACCATTTGCAGGTAATACAATTCTAACTCTTGAAGTAGTACCATTTTTAATTTCAAAAGCACCTACTACATCTTTAATATTAGCAACATTAAAACCTCTTATTCTTGTACCAAAAGAACGAACAGTAGACGTTGCTGCTGCTGTAGTAATTGCTGAATATTCTATTGCTGTTAAGTTTGTCATTTATAATTCCTTCTATATAAAGTATAAAGGGTCTCTAATGAGACCCCTTATATAATTTGGATTAGGCTCCTTGAGAACCATAAAATCCTCTCCAGTCAGAAACACCAAAAGAGTATCTTTCTCTTGCTTTAAATCTGACGTTACCAGTATCAAAATCTGGTTCCATTTTAGTTTGTAGAGGAACTCTAACAAACATTTTAGTACCATTAGGTACGTCAGTTTTAATGAAGTAATCGTTGGAATTTGTAAACCTTCTGTTTACATAATATCCATCAGGAATTACTCCCATATTTCTGATTGCATTAATGTCATTGTTTGCAGACCCAACTTTACCTGGAGAAGCTAGAAGCCTATCAGCAGTAAATTTTAAGTCAGATGGAATATGTAAAGATACAGCTTGTGCACCAATTAAGATACCTCTGTCATCTTTAGTTCCATCAATTGCGATTAATGCAGTTTCCAAAGCTGCTTCAGCTAAATCTGCTGCAGCTAGTAGGTTACTTTGTGTGCCACCACCAACAACAGGGTGAGACGCAGAGAAGAATGCTTGACCATCTCCAATTGCAGTGTCACCAGCAGTAAAACCTTGGTTAAAGATTGTAGCTGCTTTTACTTGTTTTGTGTTAGCCATTGCTCTTGCTAGTGCACGAGAACGAACTTTAGCGAAAGTATCATATAGATTATCTTCCATTGCTTCTTCAGTAATTGAAAAAGCTAAAGCCACTGTTTCGTGGTTATATCTAGCTGTGAACGATTCTTGTGCGTCATCAAAAGAAACAGCAGCACCTTCAGATTTTACTGGAGCTGTGCCAAATCCTGTGAATAACACTTCTTCTTCAAAAGACCTATCTGAGTTTTCAGTTTCAAATAGGGGTGTATGTTCGTCATTAACATCACCATACTCAACACCAAATACAGCATTAAGTCCTGGAAGAAGTTGTTTTGCAATACTTGCTCTATTTATAGCCATATTATTTCTCCTTCTATGTTATGCTGTTGCCTGACGTTTCATCCAGTGTTGGACGATTTTGACTTCAAGTTTAGGGAATGCACCATCAGTACCTGATAAGGCATTGCCTGGTTCATCAATTACTGCTATAGGTCTTACAGCTTTAGTAGTTGTTGCTCTACTTGCAGCTTTAATACCAAAACCTGAATTACCAGTAATCGTGCTACCACTACCTAAAGTCACAGCAAAGTTTTGTGATTGAATATCACCTGCAGTAACTGATGCATCTGCTTGAATCATAAAAGACGCATAAGGGTCATCAGCAACAAATCCTACTGGGTTACCAATAGCACTTGAAGTGTTTGCAGGAAAGTAACGACTGAACGTAGGTTGTTTTGAAGTAGGGTCTGTGTATTCACATCCCATAAAAACACCTACTGCATAGTCAGTTGTTGTTGCTACTGGTGTAATATTACCAGCAGAAATTGTTACGAGGTCTCCATGAAAGATATTGGAAGCTAGTCCATTAGCAATATTATACTGAGATTGAGCAGTAGAATTGTAATTAGAACCAACTTTTCTTAAAGGGACCATTCCAAATAATGCTTTACTTGCACTCATTTGTTATCTCCTTCGTAAGTATTATTAATATATGTTACAAACTATCTTTGAAAACGAGGTTCACGACCTTTTGTAACTGTTGATTTACTTGAGTTAGTTATTGGCATACGAGAATCAGATTGAGCACGTAAAGTAGAATCTAATGAATCTTCTTGTTGTTGGTGCTTTTTTATATAATGCTCTTGCCTAGCTATCATTTTGTCTGTAGGCATTTTTGCTAATGCCACATCACCACTGGAAACGACTCCATTATATCTGCCACCTTCTTTAATAGCAGTTGTAGAACCTAGTTCAGGGACTTCATCAGGTGTAACAAATGTCCAACCTTCACGTTGTCTTTTACCAACATTTTTATAATCATCTTGTCCATTTAAATCTATTCTAATCCATCTTAATGACATGCCTTGATTTGCAAATTTATCAGTTACAGATTGAGGTATATCTAATAGACCAGTATCTTCAAATGAATAATTTTCTTCTTTTGATGTTGCTTGTCTAGTTTCTTCATTACGTTTTATTTTATTAATAGCCATTTTTAACTCCTACGCATTTGTGTTGTTATTGTTGTATACTCTTCTCCAGTCTCTACTTTAGACTTTTCTTTCGCATACTTGTCTAGTGGTATATTCCATTTATTAGCTAATCTAACATCTTCTTGAGATAGTTTGATTTTCTTAGAAGCAGGAGTGCGAGATGTTCCTGCTACCACTTGGGAAGGACTTGACGTAGCCTTCTGACGAACTTGTTGAGTTTCCTGTCCAGATGTTTCAAACTTAGTTGGAAATGTTTTTCTAAGTCTAGTATCAACTTCTCCATAGAAGTCATCATCTGCTGGGTCAAAACCTTCTTCTTTTAACTGAGCATCTAAAGCTAATGCTGCAGCAGTCATCATTTTGTCTTGACCAAACCACTCATTCTTTTCTGCCCATGCGACTGCTTTAGGGTCGTATTTGGGTTGTTGAGGTTGAGATTGTTGAACAGGCTGTTGTTTAACTGTGTTCTGGTAATTCTCGTAATCTTTATCAAAATTAACCTTATTTGTTTTTACACTATTTAAATTAATCTGTGCTTCATTTAAAGCTTCTTGTGCTTTTAATAATTGACTCTTGTCATCTTTTTCAAAAGCATCTAAATAATTTTGTTTAGCAAGATTAAGTTGATTCTCTAAACCTTTTTCTTGAGACTCAAGACTTGTCTTAGTTAAATCAAATTGATTACTTTGATTTGCTGTAAGTCTTTTTTCTAGTTCTTGTTTATCAGCTAAAAGTCTGGCAACTTCTTCTTCCTTTTCTTTTCTTTGACGAACTAACTGACGTATTCTTTTTTGTGCTCTTTCAGACTCAATGTCTTTAGCTTCATCAGGTTGTTCCTCTGGTTGAGTATCTTCCTTCGTTTCAGTTTTAGTTTCAGCTACAGGTTTTTCTTCAACTACAGCTTCAACCTTTTCTTCTTTATCTTCAGAAGTTTTTTCAACCTCAAAGTCTACTTTATCTTCTTCTTCTTTAGTTTCAGATTGTGAAGTGTCAATGTCACTCCATTCTTCTTTTTTTTCTACTTCCATTTTATCTCCGTTGATGCGAACCAAACGATTACGCAAAGTTTAATGTTATAATAATACTACAATATGGTGTAACATACAAGATACTAAATTATTTATTATTATATAGATTATCAAATGTTTTATTTACATCCATGTAGTCATCATGAGACTCAGCAGTATGTTTATATTGAGAAGGTACAAAGTCTGGAGCACCTTCACCTGCTGACCACATTGCAGGACTTGTAACTCTAACTCTATTATTAGGTAAAGCTACCATTGCACCTTTATATGGACCAGATGTTAAATGTAAAACATGTGATTGTTTATGTTGTGCAGGGTCATCTGCTACTGCACTATCAGTGAAGTCAACTGTAAAATAATATTTACCAGTATAAAACTCACCATTTACTTTACACATCCAAGGACTTGAACTAACTCTATCCATAACTACAATACTATGATTATGACTAGGACAATCCCAAGGTTGAGCAAAATGTGTTTCAATAGGTGGGGTCCATTCATCTAATGGTATATCACCTATTAAACCTGTTATTGGCATACGTGCCCACATAGCACCACCATGTAAATTTTGTTCTTCAGCTTCACAACCTGTAAAAACAACTTGAAAACTTAGACATCTATCAGGCATACAATTAACTGCAATAGCTAATGCATGTAAATATTTCCCATGATAAGCCTGATGATTATGAGTAAACTCCTTCCTTACCCAACACCTAAAAAAAGGTATATTGGATATTAAATGAGACATACTTATTTTGGACCATGTATAATTGGAACTTTACCACCAGCTTTCATCATCTTAACTTTTTTGCCACCAGCATAACCCATTTTAACTTTTTTACCACCAGCATAACCCATTTTAGATTTTTTCATTGATTCTCCTTTATAGATTGGTTAATATATAATATTCAATTGTTAGAAAACCCAATCCTAATATTCCAGCAATTGTCCATAAAATAATATTCTTTTTTCTTTTTGCTGCAGCTATTTTTTGTTTTAAAAAATCTGCTTGTCTTTTTCTTTCAACTGCAATTTCTTTTTGTAATCTTTCCCATTGACCAGGTGAACCATATAACAAAAACATTTGTCTCATTTCGTCTCTAATTCTTTTTGCTTCTTCTTTTCTAAAATGTGCATCAATAGCATTTTGTTCAGCACCTGTAAGTTTACCAAATAATTTATTTAAACCTTTAGGTTTTTCACTTGATATAACTTGAAGACTTGCTTCTGCCTTTGCCCATTTTGCAACAGACCCTGACATATTCATTAAATCTTTACCTGTTTTAATACCACTTGATATAGCTTCTGTAGCTCCCTTCAAAGCTGCAAAAGCTGTAAATGGGTCAATCATTTTTTATCCCCTTTTTTTTTTTACTTTTTGTTTTCGTCCACTTGCACTAATAGGGTACCTAATAGAAGTTGGTTTAGGTCCTACATTAGTCTTTGCCCTTTTTCTTTTTACTGCTGCAGCCTTTTGTCCTGCAGTCATTTTATTTGCAACTGCCTTTGGTCTACATACTGGATATTTTCTTTTTGATGATTTAGCTGATTTACGACCACATGATTTACCAGTAGATATATCTACCCAATCTTCTTTAAACCATTTTTTAAGTCCACCACCTTTTTTCTTTTTCATCTATATCTCTTCAGGTCTTTTACCTTTTTGTTTTTTGTATTTATCACTAAGTATACTTAGTTCGCTTTCGTCTATTCTCCATAACAGCACCACAACCTTTAGCAATTTTACCTTGTGGCTTACCCACTCTTTTACCTTTTGCCATGCTCTTTGCACTGCCTTTCCAATCTTTTCGCTTTTTACCACTAGGGTCTTTAATTTTTCCTGCACAGATTTTAGAAGCATACGCATTTGCATACGCACTAGGATAAACTTTAAATTTACGTTTCGCAGCATTTTTCCCCCTTGCACATAATTTAGTCATTGTTAATCTTTCTATATCCCCAGCGATTTTCAGAAATGTCCCAAACACCTTTCATAGCATCTGGTATTTTTACTAAAAAGCCAGAAAACTTTACAATATTTTTAGTTAATAACATAGCTCCTCCTTTAAAAATATTTATTCATTACTGTTATTAAGTCTTCATACTTAGCAACTTCTTCAAGTTCTTTTTCAATCTCACTTATAATATCTCCATGTTCACCTATACCTCTAGGATTATTTAGTAACACTTCAACATTAGCAACATGTTTTTTAATATGACCATCTGCATGAGATAAAAAAGCCTCTTTTAATTTATACTTCATTTTAATTAGCTAGATTATAAGTCATATCTAAATTAGTAGGGTCATCAACTTTCATCATTACTTGGTCATCAAATAATAATAATAATCGTATACCTTTATAATATAGTTTTTGACCTACATGTCTTCCATAACAAACGTAATCTCCTACGTCACACCATTTACCATTTGGAAATTTATCTTTATCTTCATAAGCTAAATCACCTATTAATAAAACTTTA